GGCCGAGGGCTGGCTGAAGCAGCTCGCGAAACTCGAGGAAGAGTTCGATGTGAGCGTGATGACATCCCCGCCGAAGACGATCAGGGAGATGTTGATTCGCGTCCAGAAGCTGTTCGATGTGTGACCTGTAAGTCATTGCTGACTTACAGATCTGATCACGCCTTGACGAAGATAGTGACGATGGCGATGTCCTGGATCTCGTCGAAGGACACCACCTCGTCTTCCGCGACCGGATGGGTCTTCGAGAGCTTCAGACCCTTTTCCGTGATGTCCATCAGCAAGCGAACGCGAGCCCGCCCACCCTTGTCGGTGATCACCAGGGTATCGCCCGCCACTGGATCGCGACGCTTCGTCGCAAACATCAGAGTTCCTGACTTGAACCACGGGTCGAACGTGTTGTCCGGCATGTGGAACGCGAACGCGGTCTCGTCATCATCCAGCTGAGGCGGGGCCGGCACGTAGGCCTCGCGGTTACCGCCCGTTGCTGATTGCAGCGACGCCGGAAGCGACGACATATGCCGCAGCTGGACGGTCGCCTGCCTCGGCATGCGGTGTCGAATGCTGCGCACGTTCTCAGGCTCACCATCATCGGCCGGGGCGACATTGCCCTCACCCTCAGCCCCCAGCGCCGCCATCACCTTCTTCGGGATTGGATAGCCCGAGCCAGTGGCGATCTTCTGAAGCGTGGCGACTGTAGGTACGAACTGATGTTTGGGATTGTTGAGTAGGCGCAGGATCGTCGACGGGGCCAGCTCGGAGTGTCGAGCAAGGTCGGTTCCCGTCCATTTCTTGCGTTCAAGGATGTGATCGATCCACTCGATCACGATTTCCTTCGGTGTCTGGGATTTCTTCATCACTGCCGATAATGCCATTTGCGATCCCCTATTACCATGGTTCGCCTAACAAGAAGTTGTTCACAACCCAAAGTTGGGTTCATTCTGTGCAGTATCGCACAGTCGCTCTGAAAATTTGGCCGTTTGCAGTCATCGTCTCGTCCTCGTCATCCCATTTGCTTGGATGCTAACGATGCCGAATACGATAGGTTTCGCCCGATTGCAAATGTTTTTTTGTTCCCTGTCCGTTCCAAAAGGGACGGGAAACACCTAGAAACACAGGACTTTCCTTACATGAACCTGACGGGAGTTATCAACCACGGTTTGTTTGCGTGGCCCTCCACAGTGCAAGCAACTGCTTGAACTCGGGCGTTCGAATGCCAGCGTGAGGCACAGCGCAGGCGTCGGCCGCGTGCTCATTGTCGATGTGCAAACCGCCGGCTTTGTTGACCAGCTCACCCTTTTTATTCTTCGTGTCCCGATCGTAGTGAGCCCATCCGGCGTCTGGGTAGAGGTCGGCCGCCCAGGTGATGATCTCCGGCTTCTCCGCCGTCTTACTCCCCACGGAGGCCAGCTTCGTCTCCACGGGCATCACCTGGATGAGTGGGATCTCTACCGACGCGAGGATGCCCACGACCACGCCGAAGGCGAAGGCGGCGCGAGCCCGCTGGGAACCTGACGGGATCTCGCCGAACGCCACAGTGCAGCCGTCCAGCTCTTCGTGGAGCGCATCGTGCAGCTCGGTCGCCCGGCGCAGGTCGTCGCTGTTCTGACGCACGACCTTGCGTTTGCCGGCCATCTTCTCGGTGTCGATCGTCCGGATGCGTTCCAGGCTGAGGTCGAGGGTGTCGAGATCGAGGCGCATTCTGGCGATGCCGAAGTGCGCGAAGGCCGGGTCGAGACCGGCAACTAGGATGGAACCCATTCTGGTGTGACTCTTTCATCGCAACCACGAGATATCGTGGCTTGCATTTGCATTTGCTTTCATGCAAATACACCAACCCGCTTCTCGGGTCAAACCCGGCGGGCAAGATCACGGAAAATCATGAGCATCAGAGCACTTAACTGGATCTTCCACGACTTCATGGACGTCAGTCCGAAGAAGGTCACGCCGACAATGCGGCAAATCCTGACGGTGCTGGCGAACTTCGCTGGCGACGAGGACGAGTCCTATCCGCGTCAGACCACCATCGCACGGATCACCGGCCTCTCCCGGCAGTGCGTCTGCAAGAACCTCTCCACCATGGAGAAGATGGGGCTGATCAGCGCGACCGGCCGAACCCGGACTGACGGCAGCACCCGCTCTTCCGAGTACACGCTGAAGATCGACTGGCCCTCCAATTACGTTGGCCCGACACCTGACGAGATCGATGGTGGGGGTGTCAACCAGGATGACACGGGGGGTGTCGCCCAGGATGACACGGCTGTCGTCGAGGACGACGGGGGTGTCGCCCAGGATGACACCGGGTGTCAACGAGAGCGACAGGGGGGTGTCAACCAGGATGACACCATAAACCATCACTTAGAACCATCACCTGAACCTAAAGCTAGAACCCCCAAGCCGCGCAAGACGAAAGCGTGGCCGGAAGATTTCCGGAAACAGTTCTGGGGGCTCTACCCGAAGAAGTCGGGAGACAGCCGGAAAGCTGCGTGGACGAAGCTGGAAAAGATCGAGCGCGACGACGAGGTCGAGTTCGCCGATCTCATGAAGGGCCTCACCTACTACGCAGCCAGGATGAACGCCGACGTCCAGCAAGACCGCAAGAACGAACGGTTCATCGCCGCAGCTGCCGTCTGGCTCAACAACGCCAGGTGGGAGACTGAGCGACCGCCGGCACCGAAGGCTCCGGGCAACGCCTGGGCCGGCGTCAACGGCAAGCGCATGACGGCGATCTGACCATGGCCAGTGTGGATATCGAGAAAGTCCTGTCCGAGGAAGGGATCAAACTCCGGTCCGTCAAATTCGGAAACCAGTACGCGCTCTGTCCGCAGTGTTCGCACAAACGGAAGGGCGCTCACAAGAAAATCCGCTGCCTGAGCGTCAAGATCGATGTCAGCGGAGTCGTTTGGAACTGCAAGAATTGTGGATGGGTTGGATCAGAGAATGATAAACGAAAGGCACGCACGGGGGATCGAGGACAGAGGCCTGAACGTCGAAATGTCGGCGGCTATGGGGCTCTACAGCGGGCGTCGCTTGCGCGATGGGTCAATCGTACCTGATCTGGACGGCAACATCCTCTGCTTCCCCTACTACGAGCACGGCGACGAGGTGAACACCAAATACCGGTGGTCACAGGACGGGCAGCGCCGCTTCATGCAGCGCAAAGACGCAGTCAAGACGCTGTACAACGCGGATGTTCTATTCCATCCGGCGTTGATGCCCGCCCTTCGCCAGGGCGATGAGTCGCTGATCTGGGTCGAGGGCGAGTTCGACGTCCAGGCCGGCAAAGAGTGCGGCTACGACACGATCGTCTCGGTCCCCGATGGCGCGCCCCCTGCCCGCGACGCCAAGGGCAAGCTGATCGACGTGCCGGACGACGATCGGGATATCGACCCCGATGACGACGACAAGTTCGCCTTCATGGGCCGGCTGTTGGGGCCTCTCATGGAGGTCAAGAACCACATCATCTGCACCGACGCCGACGAGCCCGGCCAGCGCCTCGCAAAGGAGCTGGTCAGACGCCTCGGCGCGGCCAAGTGCTTCTGGGTCACCTACCCGGACGACGAGGTGGTTCCGGACAAGAAGAACAAGGGCAAGCTCAGATCGTGCAAGGATCTGAACGAAGTCAAGCAGTACCTCGGACCCGAGCGTGTCCAGGAGATGCTCGACAACGTGAAGCCGTGGCCGGTGAAGGGTCTGTTCCGGCTCTCCGACTATCCGGAGCTGGATCTACCGACCATGTGCGAGGTCGGCCTGTCCGACGAACTCGACACGCTGATGAAATTCTACGGCGGCCAGTTCGTGGTCTGCACGGGAACGCCGAACGTCGGTAAGTCGACGCTGATCAACCAGGTGGCGGTGCTGCTTGCGAAGAAGCACAAATGGCCGATCGCCATCTTCTCGGGCGAGAAGGACGTCAAGCCGTTCCTGGCGCACGAGCTGATGACCGCTTTCCTGGAGAAGGAGCGCCAGGCCTGGTCATACGAGGAGAAGAAGAAAGCCGAGGCGTTCGTCGAGCGCTATTTCCAGTTCATCGACTACGACGACGACAAGGACTTCGAGATCGACGTGAAGTTCCTGATCGACACGGCTGCTGCCGCGGTGTTCCGCGACGGCGTCAAGTGCCTGATCATCGATCCCTGGAACGAGCTGGAGCACAACCGCCCCGGCGCGATGTCGCTCACCGAGTACGTTGGAAAGGCGATCAAGATGCTGAAGCGGTTCGCAAAGCAATTCGGCGTCTGCGTCATCGTTGTGGCGCATCCCACCAAGCTGGACCCCGGCGCAATCCCCGGGCTGTACAGTATCTCGGACTCCGCTCACTGGGCCAACAAGCCCGACCTCGGCATCATCGTCCATGCGGACGACGCTGAGGATCCGAACTCGCGCAAGATCATGATCCCGAAGGTGCGTCTCAAGCGCATCGCCGGCAACACCGGCTCGGCGGTCATGTCCTTCAACGAGACGACTGGATTGTTTGTCCAGCCAGTTTTTTGAAATAACGCTTGCTTGAATGCAAACGAACTGCTAATGCAAATCCCAGAAGGAGAGACCACCAAATGGCATCAAGTTTGAACAAGGTCGAGCTGATCGGCCGCCTCGGCAAGGACCCCGAGGTCAAGAACCTCTCGAACGGTTCTTCCGTCGCCAACTTCAGCGTGGCCACCAGCGAGTCCTGGAAGGACAAGCGCTCCGGCGAGAAGCAGGAGAAGACCGAGTGGCACAACATCGTCGTCTGGAACGAGAAGACGATCGAGTTCGTCGAGAAGTACCTGAAGAAGGGTGACCTCGTCCGCATCGAGGGCAAGATCCAGACCCGCAAATGGGAAGATCAGGACGGCAAGGATCGCTACTCGACCGAGATCGTCGTTCCGCAGTTCGCTCCGATCGATGCGCTGATGAAGCTCTCGTTCGACAACGACAACAAGAGCGGCGGCGATGACCGCGGCAGCTCGCGCGGCAACGGCAACAGCCGTTCCCGTGACGACGACCGTGGCGATGACCGTGGTGGCAACAACCGCTCCTCGGGTCGCTCGTCGAGCCGCAACGATGACCGTGGTGGCGATGACCGTGGCAGCAGCCGTGGACGTGGCGATGATCGCGGTTCGAGCCGCAACGATGACCGCAGCAACGACAGCCGTGGCGGCAGCGCCCGCGGTGGCAACGGCGGCAACGGCGGCAACGGTAACGGCGGCGGCGGCGCTCGCAACGACATGGATGACGACATCCCCTTTTGACGACTGTCGAGGTGATGACGTTCTGACCAAGCTTCGGACTGGTCAGTTCATCTGAGCTTCCCCGTTGAGCGGGGAAAATCGAGGGGCGCCCTGTTTTGGTTGTGCGTGCCAGGGCGCCCCTTTTTCACATCCAATCATTTGCACGATTGCAAACGGAGTACGAATGAAAGCCTTCAACCCGGAAGATCTCAGCCCGGAAGCGCTGGCCAAGGCCGGTATGTCCCCGGAGCTGATCAGCTTCCTGTCCCTGCTCGGCTCCCTCGGCGAGCAGCCGGAGCTGTGCGACTGCCCGCCGGGCCTGTGCCTCGGCCCCGATTTCCTGGCCGAAGCATTCGATCCCGGCCTAGCTCGCGACAGCGGCGACGAGACCGACGTCGAAGACGAAGAGGACGACGAGGACGAGTTCGAAGTCGTGTTCGAGCCGGACTTCGATCTCTCGGACGAGGGCGAAATGACGACCGAGGACAAGGTTCTCGCCGTCGCTCAGCTCGGCCGCATCATCGAGGGCCTCACGACGCTCGTCGAGATCCACGCAGCGCTGCTCACGGAGCTGGTGGAGTAATGGCGAGAACCGTCCTGGAAGTCGGACCGGGCGCGTTGGCTGAATACTACGACTGGATGAAGGGCGCCGCCTCAGGCGACGTCCTCGTCTACTGGCAGGGCGACCTCCAGTATGACCGCCAGGTCGTGATTTCCGCCGATGATGTCCTGCGCTCCGCAGATCGCGCCCGCATCTCAGCGCTCAACTTCGTCTCCGATCGCGTCCTCAAGGACTCGAAGGAGGGACTGCTTCACCTGACGCAGCTCCGCATCGGCTCGAACCTCTTCGAATATCGCGCAACCCGCCGCCGGGCTTCCGGCAGCAAGAACACGGTCTCGGATATCAGGAATGACAACCTCGTCCCTGCTTGAGGATCGCACGAACACGCACGGCTGGCTCGTCCATGGTGGCGAGCTGGCCGTTGCGCTTCGAGGTGACCAAGCGCGCCACTCTGACGTGATCTGGCAACTGCTCGTCGAGGCCGTCGAGGTCATCGACAAGACGCCAGACACCGAACGCCGATGGCTTACGTCCGGCAACCGATCTGGTGGCTGGAACATGGTCGGCATGTCGCGTGCCGAGATGGTCGAGATCGAGAAGATCAGACTCCTCTGCGCCATGAAGCCATTCGACGGCAAGGCCAAGGTCTCGCCGCAGCGGAACGACGTTGATCGTGCTCTCGGCGTGCTCGCCTGGATGCGCTTCCTCAACTCGGCCCGCATCCCCGAGCGCCTGAGCAAGGCCGCAATCGCTCTCGCCCGCGGCGGCGACAGCGAGATGGTCCACAAAATCTACAGGCCTACCAGCCCCCGCACGAGGGATCGGCAGGTCTCCTACGACATCCGCACCAGGACGGTCGGCTTCATCCTGACCGGTCTGAAGAAGAGCCCCGGCATCATCCCGGCGGACGGCATCGCATTCAAGGATTTCTACGCATGAGAACGACCTGGACCAACGTCCGGCGCATCGACGACGCTTCTCAGCACGTCGTGAAGTTCGTGTTCAGCAGCGCAACTGCTGTCGCGGAAGCCGTGCTCTACCGCTATCCGGACTACGCCACGCGCACCGTGATCTGCTGCTCGACGCAGTCGGGTTGCCCGGTCGGCTGCCGCTTCTGCGGTGCCGGCGACAACTTCGTCCGGTCGCTGACCACCGAGGAGATCGTCGACCAGGTCGGGCACTCCATCGAGCAGGCCGGCATCCCGGCGTCGCAGATGAAGCGCCTCCAGATCATGTTCATGTCCATGGGCGAGCCGCTCCTGAACCTGAAGGGTCTGATCCCGGCTCTCCGCCAGCTCCACAAGCTCTACCCCCACGCCGCGCTGCTGATCTCCACCTCGGCGCCCAGCGTCAATTACGAGTCGATCCGGGAGGTCTCGATGGAGATCCCGACGATCGGCCTCCAGTTCTCGGTCCACGAGTCGACGGACGTTGCCCGTGACGCGCTGGTTCCGTTCAAGGCGAAGTTGACCCTGGAGCAGATCGCTCGCGAGGGCGCCATCTGGAACGAGGTCACCGGACGTCACCCGTTCTTCAACTACTGCGCCCACGACAGCAACTCCTCGGCTGAGGACGCTGATCGGCTGCTGGCGCTGTTCGACCCGCAGATCTGGAACGCCACCGTGAGCGTGGTCTGCGAACGCTCCGAAGGCCTGCCGGCCACCAACGACCACCAGCGCGGTCTGGCGACCGACTTCAGCACCAAGCTGGTCGAGCGCGGCTTCGACGTCCGCGTGTTCGATCCCGCCGGCCAGGACACCATCGGCGGCGGCTGCGGCCAGCTCTGGTTCGTCCAGAACTGGATGAAGGAACACCCCGAACTGGCCAAACCGAGCGTCGGCCGTGGCCTCCCCCTCATTCACACCCCAGGAGCTATCGATGCTGCGTGATCTGCCGATCCCCCAGAGACTGGATATCGACCATATCGTCGAGCATTCCTTCAAGGACCTCCACACCAAGGGCTTCCACTACATCTGCCTGAAGCGGTCGGAGACCGAGACGGTCAAGCTGTACTTCTTCGACGGCGACGTCAACGCCATGCCCGAGGTCATCGCGCCTCACGACCACCGCTACGACTTCGAGACCTACGTGGCGGCCGGCGCGGTCGAGAACGTCTGGTTCCGTCGCACCATGAACGACGAGCTGGGAAAGATCTACAACTGGTTCGAGTACCGCACGCCCATGAACGGCGGCAACGGATTCACCTTCGCGGGTGAGGAGATGCTGTACGAGGCGAGCCGGTACCGCTTCACCAACGGCGAGTCCTACTACATGCAGGCCGACGACCTGCACACCATCCGCATCGCCGGCAACGACACGGTTCTGATGTTGCTCCAGTTCGAGGACATCTACCCGATCGAGAAGCCGACTTCGACCTTCTTCAAGGATCAGCCGGCATCGCTGGACGGTCTCTACACGAAGTTCAATGCGGACGAAGTGGTCGCGCTGCTTCGTCGCTTCGAAGAGCGGACCGGCATCACGTTCGAGCAGACCGCGGCCCGTGGCGCAGCGTAGCCAGGAGGGAGCGACAGCTCACCTGAACGTGCATGCATCTCTTCACGTTCAGTTCTCAACGCTGGAGCGGTTCAAGGCAGCTGTCTTGTCCGCTGCCTCCCCTCACGAAATCGAACTGGCCCGGTCGGCCTACCACGCAGCAGCCGAAGCTGTTCTCGACCGGACCCAAGAGCAACTCAACGTCCAGATACGGGAAGACGGGATCGACCCGTTCACCAGGAGACCGATACCGCGATGAGGGAGATCATTCTCGACACAGAGACCACGGGGCTCGACCGGAAGACCGATCGGATCTGTGAGATCGGCTGTGTCGAGATGGTCGACATGGTCCTGACCGACCGCACCTATCACCAGTACTGCAATCCGACCGTGCCGGTGCATCCGCAGGCCTACAAGGTTCACGGCCTCAGCGACACCTTCCTTCGCACCAAGCCGACGTTCAAGCGGATCCACAATCGGTTCCTGAGCTTCATCGAAGGTGCTCGACTGGTGGCCCACAACGCCGCCTTCGACCTCGGGATGATCAACGAGGAGCTGGACCGGCTCGACATCGGTCCCCTGCAGAACGAGGTGGTCGACACCTTGGAGTTGGCGAAGAAGGTTCATCCTCGCCGCCGGCACACGTTGGACGCCCTCTGCTCGATCTACGACGTGGACGCATCGAGAAGAACGGAGCACGGCGCTCTCCTCGACTCCGAGCTTCTGGCGCAGGTCTACGTCGAGCTGCTCGGCGGTCGGCAGTTCGGCATGGAGCTGAACTCCGATGCTGTGATTGAGCAGTTCGAAAAGCCAAAGACTCTGCAGCGGCCCGTTCCGCTGCCGAGCCCCGTCACCGACGAGGATCGCGCCGCCCACAAGGCGTTCGTGGAGACCCTCGGAGATAAAGCCATCTGGCGTAACTACGCCTAACCACTTGTTTGAATGCAAAGGACGACGAAAATGCGCAGGCGCACTGGCAATATCGGCATGAGCGAGGAGGCTCGCGCCGCACGTATGAAGTCGATCGGCGGCTCTGACGCCAAGATCATCATGTCCGGCAACCAGGACGCGATCGAGCGCCTCTGGATGGAGAAGCGCGGCGAGGTCATCCCCGAGAACCTCGACGAGGTCATCCTGATCAACCTCGGCAACCTGACCGAGCCGTTGAACGCCGACCTGTTCGAAGACGAGATGGACCTGCTGGTCACCGACGAGCAGGTGAAGGAGCACTACTACGCCTGGGACAAGGCTCACACGACCTTGGACGGCAAGGCGCGGCGGACTCCGGACGGCGAGGCGATCGCGGTCGTCGAGTTCAAGTTCATGTTCCCGTTCGGCTTCTCCAAGGAGGACGCCTACGAGAAGTACTTCCCGCAGGTCCAGCACAACATGATGGTGACGGATCTGCCGAAGGCCTACCTGTCGATCCTGACGGGCGCCGCGCAGCACATCATCCTCGAGGTCGAGGCTGACCTGTTCTACCAGCTCGCCCTCCTCGAAGCCGAGAAGGACTTCTGGGACTGCGTCGAGACCGGCCGGACACCAGGCGCTCCGACTGTCGAGATCCCGCTGATCGAGCGGATCAAGATCCACGACATGACCACCAACAACGAGTGGTGCGATCTGGCCTTCACGCTGCTCAGCACGAAGCCGGCGGTCGAGAAGCACGACAAGGCGAAGAAGGCGATCAAGAAGCTCTTCCCGGCTGACGCCAAGTCGGCCGCTGGCAAGGGCGTCGCGATCAACCTGTCGAAGGACGGCAAGCAGCTCATCAAGTTCGATGAGGAGGCCATCAAGCAGGCCGTCGCCGACGCCGCGAACCTGCCGCCCCCGGCTGAGGAAGAGAAGCCGGCCAAGAAGACTCGGGCTCCCCGCAAGAAGCCGGAAGCCGCGAACACCAACGAGAAACCCGCCGCTACCGAAGCGGCATAAACGGAGGCCAACATGGCTGGCAAGAACAACAACCGTGTCGACAATCGTGCTCGTCTCGACAAGATCTACGACGTGTTCGAGAAGCACAACGTCGATATCGACAAGGAGTCGATCTGGGAGGTCCAGGGGACTCCGGTCGTCAAGCACAAGGACGTCGAGCGTCTCGGTGCGGCGATGGGGATCACCTGGGATAAGCCCCAGATCCTCCGCGCCGAAGCCTACGAGGCTGTCCTGATCGTGTTCGGCACGGTCGGCGGCAAGATGGAGTGGTCGGTCGGCGAAGCCAAGATCATGGAGATGATCGACACCGGCAAGAAGAACCAGTGGGGCAAGTCGATCCGCGAGCCGAAGGAAGGAACCTTCGGCAACTACGTGGTGACCGGCAACCAGGCTGCGTATCCGTACGCCATGGCCGAGAAGCGGGCGAAGGATCGCGTGATCCTGAAGCTGGCTGATCTGCACGGCGACGCCTACTCGTCCGAGGAAGCCGACGACTTCAAGTCGCCCCGAAACGCCGACCGTGATGATCGCGATGACGACCGTCGTGACGAGCGCCGTGATGACCGCCGCGATGACCGCAACGACAACCGTCGTGACGATCAGCGGGCGAGCAACGACAACCGCAACGATGGAGGCGGACAGTCCAACGCCGACAAGCGCATCGAGAGCATGATCATCGGCGTGGAGACGAAGATCCGGAACTGCGCCGACATCAAGGCTGTCACCGACCTGATGAACAGCAAGGACATCAAGGAAACCCTTGGCGAGCTGTCCAAGGAAGAGGTCGCCAGTGTGCGCGGCTTTGCAACCCAGCGCCTGAAGGACCTGGGTTGGGTCAAGCCGGCGAAGCAGAACGAGGTCGCGAATGGCTGACATCGACCCCAAGGCGAAGCAGCTCGCCAAGAAGCTGCATCGCAACTGGCTGAAGGCCAACCAGAACGCTGAGACCCAGCGCAACTGGATGAACTTCTACGAGCAGGCAGCCAGATTCCTCGGCAAGTGGCATGACCCGAGCTGAGGCTTACTGCGAGATGGCGCTGTTCGCGATCAAGATTGCGCGCAGCGCCAGCGCCCTCCGTGCCTGGTGGTCGGCTGAAGCCGGCCACCGGGCAGCAAACGAGCTGTCTCCGGAGCAGACCGAGACGCTGGTCAAGGCCTGCCGCGATCACATCCAGGATCTGGGCGAGATCGCCAAGGACGCTCCACAGCTGCCGGCCACGCGAAAGCACAAGCCGCGGCAACTCCCCCTGATCTGAGGACGCGATGAGCAAGGCAAGCAACAAGTCCAAGAGCATGTGGATGCTCTTCAGAAAGACGTTCGTGGACGGCATCAGCTCTCCCGTGCTGGTGCCGCACGCTCCCTACGACGTCGAACTGTTCGAGCGATATCCGGAGGGCGTCCCTCTCCGCATCCAGCTCGCGCAGCCCCGTAGCGGCCCGCGACACCGCCTTTACCGGGTGGCCCTGCGGATCGTCGTCGAGAACACCGACAAGTTCTCGACCGAAGACGCTCTCCACAAGTCGCTGCTGCTCGCCTGCAATGTCACCGAGCCAGTCGTGACGATGGAAGGCGAGTTCATCTACTTCCCCTCCTCCACCGCGTTCGACGCGATGCCCGAGGAAGAGTTCAAGGTCTACTTCGACACCGCGATGGAGATCATCGCCAGTGCTGTCATCCCCGGGCTCGATCTCGAAGAGCTGATGAAAGAGGCTCGGGCCAAGTCCAACTTCAAAGCCGCGAACGACAACGACGAGCGGCAAGACCAAGAGGTAGCGTGATGTTACTGGCCTCCCTTCTGAAGCTCTCAAACCTGATGCGCGGTCTCGGCAAGAACGAGAAGCCGCAGAAAGACCCGTGGTTCGGCTCCTATCTGGACGAGGACGGCGTCGTCGCCGATGTCCTCAAGCGCGTCAGCGCCGATCCGATCGCCGTGCAGCGTTGGATGGACCCGTGGAGCTGGAGGTTCCCGCCGCTCGGCGACCGGGTGATGCCGTTCGCTCCGAAGGTGGAAGTTCCGGACCACGCCGGATGCCTGCTGTTCGCTCCCATGTCGATCCGCAACTATTACGGCCTCTGGCACGCGAACAATCCGTACACCGAGGCGGAAGATGCCGAGGTAACGGACGGCTATATCACCGACCCGCGCCATCCGGACAACTTCTCCGGCCGCGTCATGGATCGCGTGAAGACTGAACTGAAGGCGCGATTTCCGCGGCAGGAAGCCGCATGAAACCCGCCGATCTCGCCCAGCTGTGCGTCAATTCGCTGAACGCAGCCAAGAAGCTCGGCCTCCCTGCGAAGGAGGCTGGCACCGTGCTGACCTTACCCAAGGGCTTCAAGCCGCCGCCGAAGTTCCCGCGGGGCAAGCTGCTCCAGGTCAAGGAGGACGGCACTCGCATTCGCTGGATGTCGGCATTCAACCTGTTGGCCTGGCTCGTGGCCAACAACCTTATCAAACTCGCTTCCGAAGGATCTGGATCTGATGACTATCGCATTGAAACTTGATGCCGGCGCCGTCGCTGCGCTGTTTGCCTCCGACGAAGCCAAGGTTGATCTCCAGCAGGCTGTCATCGCCGAGATCTGCCGCCGCCTGTTCGAGAAATACATCAGCAAGGACGTGCTGAAGCTCGTCGAGGCCGTGTTCGGCGGCGAAGCCAACTCCCTGGTCGACATGATCAAGGAGAACGAGACGTTCAAGAAGCGCTTCGAGCAGATGTTCGACGCCGCCTTGGTCAACGTCAAGAAGGACGCATGGCGTGGCGACTCTTACACCCTCAAGCCCGAGGCGAAGAAGAAGCTGGACGACGCTGTCCAGACCCAGGTCGACGCGCTGCTGAAGGCGCACGCCCTGCGCGGCGAGCAACTGGTCAATGAGACGGTCGAGCGCATTTTCTCCAGCTTCTCGACCCACGCCATGGACGCGATCGACCGCAAGCTGACATCCAAGGTCAACGCTCTGTTCGACAATGAGATCGGCGCCATGGTCGAGGCCAGGGTCGCCAAAGCACTGAAGGTGGCGAAGGCATGAACCCGAAGCTCTTACCCACCACCGCTCAAGGCAAGGTCGACCGACTCGGCGAAGAAGCCGGCGAGGTCGTCGAGGTCATCGGGAGAGTCCTGCGCGCCAACGGCAAGATCGACCGGTTCGGGTTCCTGAGCGCCTATCCGGGCGGCGGGCCAAACAATGCGGCTCTGCTGCTGTCGGAAATGGCGGATCTGCGCCACGCCATCTCGACGATAGAGAACAGCATCACGGACATGGCAAGGATCAAGGTCGGCAACACCGAGTTGGTCTGGACCAACGATCTGGTGCCTGCCAAGGAGCTGCGCGAGCTGTACGAAGCAGAGGGAACGGACGAGGACTTCCTGGCTGCCAACAAGGTCATCGCCGTGTGCGATGGTCAATGGCACCGCGAAGGCCTGGAGTACCGGATGTACATTGATCCGGAGCGGGTCGATGGCTGAGGGAGGTCTCGACGACTGGGCGAGCTGGCGATGCGGAAAGAACCCGTTCGTCTTCTGCCCGCCCGAAGGTTGCCCGAGGAGCTACGGCTGCGCTCGTGAGCAAGGCTGGAAACCGGGCCAGCCGACACCTGACGGTTGCCTTGGGAGAGTGCCTCTCCCTCTGCCTGAGCCTTAAACATTTGCTTGACTGTTTGCTCAAATGCAAATACCAAAAGCGCATGCAAACCGTCCTCGACCTTGCTCCCCCTCCAGGCTTCCGGAAGGCCATACCGGTCACCGTGAAGCTGGAGGTGGTGATCAGACAGCACAGCCTCTGCTCCAAGTGCGGCGAGCGGCTCGGCAAGGTCAGCGACACCCAATTTGATCACGTCCCCGCCATCCAGCTGCGGTGCTGGGACGCTGATGCCAAGGACACGACGCCGCGGTCGAACGACCCGGGGTTCATCGAAGCAAAGCACGCCGATTGTCACGCGAAGAAAACGTTCGGCTCTCGCGAGGAGCTGACGCGCGGCGACGTGCAGACAATCGCCCACACCAAGCGCGTGGCCAGGGAAACCGAAGAGTTCAGACGTCGAATGCTGGCGAAGTCGGATCCCGATGCGGAGGTCGCTGCGCCGTCTCGACCGAAAAAGCAGTGGC